GCGGCACTCAGCCGCGCCTTGATCATCTCCGGATCGACATATTCACCGAGCTCCTCCAAAAGTGCCCTTTTCTTCGATTGCGCGACATCGCCGACGTGATCGATGATGTCTTGCGCGGTGATATTGCCCTGGCGAAAAGAATCGACCAATTGGCTGACGGCATCGGGCGTGATCGGCTGCGCCGCCGTCACGAGCGGCTGGGCACTCAATCCTGCGTTTATTTGCTGAGGTTGAACAAGTCCTACGGCCATAATTTTAGTAAGGGAGCACTTGAGTCGCCGCAGGGGATGACCCCCACCCGAATACCGAAGCTGGTTTCGGGTTGAGGGAAGGTGGTGCGGATGCTTGTGACGCGGGTGCGCGCCAGGCAGTGTTGCCGACGGAATTGAACCCGAGCGCTGCGGCCAGAGATGCAGCCTGGTTCGCCTTTGGCGGTTTTGCATTCGCGTCCGGCGCGGTTGCGGGTTTCGGAGACATTAATCCGTTCGCGAGGTAATTGCTGTCCTTCGTGACCCCGTATTGACCCCCGCCGGCTTGCGTCAGCGAATAAATCGGTGCTTTCGGGTTGAGTAAGTTCGACGCATTCGGTCCGAGTATCTGCGCAAGCAGATTGTTCTGGACGTTCGTGTTGACATCGAGGTTCGGCACCGCCGGCGGCGTTGTCAATGCCTGCGCCGTTTGCGAAGCTTGCTGCAACGATGTCACCGGCGAAATTCCGCCCCACCCTGGCGAGTTCAGTGCCTGGTAAAGCGCTGGCGGGAACAAACTCCCGGCATGCCATCCGTTGTCGGTTGCGCCCATAGTTATCCCACGGCTGACGGATCGGGACCAGCGATGTAGTCATTGCTCCCTCCTGCGGTTGAATTGTTCGGTGCGGTTAACAACTGAGACAGCGTAGGTAGTGAATTGCCGACGCCGCGGCTCAGGCCACCGGCGAGGTTTGCGCCGATCGCACCATTCGCAAGGGCCCCGGCGCTACTGACATTCGCGGCGTTTTGAGTCAACGCATTATTCGCGCCGACGCGAGCCAGCCAGATATTCGCGATGTTCGTGCCGGATAACCCGACATTCGGCGCGGCGCCATTGGCGGTATTAAAAGCGCTCGTCTGGCCCCCGAGTGTCGCAAGCTGATTGCTCGTCAAGTTCGGGAATAACTGTTGCAAAATACTCTGGCGCTGTGTTTGCAAATTCTGCGCGGATCCGAGGAGCGATGCGGCTTGTTGTTGTCGCTGTTGCTGCAACTGCAGCCCTGCGGTGCCGAGAATAGTGCGGGCGATAGTGCCGCCGATACCTTGGCCCGAGGCAGCCCCGGTCGTCATTCCAGTCTGTTCGAGGCCGGCTTTAACGAGCTCAGCTTGAACATCCGGCGGTAACGTTGCACCCTGCTTCAATTGCGTCATCGCGGCGTCGATGAGTCCTTTTTGCGACGCCGCGGCTTGCGGCCCCGCGCCGAGGATTTCATTTGTTGCAGCGGTGGCGACCGGTGCCGCTGGCTGGCCGAGGGTACCGACGGTATTGAGTAATCCGTTTTGAGAAGCAAATCGCGCTTGTAACAACGCTGGGTCAATTTTCCCTTGCAGCGCAAGTTGGGACAACACTTGTTGCACGTCCGCCTGCGTGGCTTGCGAATTGACAACGGCCGGATCGAGATTTTTGTAAAGTGCGTCGCGCTGCTGTTGTATCGCGGCAAGTTGCGCGCCGACAGCCGACTTCGTCGCATCGGCTTGAATAGCGCTGCCGGCAATTTGGCCTACAAATCCGAGTACGTCGCCCATTATGTTATCCGTTTGAAAAAGGTTCCACCATGAGGCACGTAGCCGAGTTTTTTGTAACCACGCGCGCGGCGCTCCGGGCTGTGAAATTCCGAGCACCCGAGTACGATCCAATCCACGGCTGCAGCATCGCAGTCAGCCTCGAAGGCGCGGAGCAAATCGATCGGTAGCCCAGTCATGCGATACAGCGGTTCGACGAACCAGGTGTGCTCGAGTCCTTGCAATTTGCCGGTAAGCAAGTCGCGTTGTATCGTGCCGAGTAGAAATCCACGAGGCACGTTGTCAATATATCCCGCATAAGTCTTCGTCCGGCCCGTTCCATCAACCGCCATGAGTCGCGTCCAATTTTCGGCGAGGAATTTCGGATCTGGTTTGACATCATATTCTACGTCAGCGACAAATTTTTCTGTCAGTTTTTCGATAATCGACTCCGCTTCAATGAAGCTCGGTTGCGTTATTACAATTTCACCAGAGTCCATAGCGCAAGCTGCGGGGGATAAACCGTGTCGCCGGCGGTGCTGACGAGTTTGACGGACTCCCCGAAAACATCGAAAGCGGCCCTCGGCGGAACACCCGGCAGCGGGGGGAAATTGCTTTGCGGGTTCGCACCGGAATCCTGCGTTGCGCCGACGAGCAACCGACCACGATACGCCGGCACTTGCGACCCGATGTAATCCCACCCGGGATTATACGTCAACGCTTGCGATAGTGTGGTGAAATTGACGAACTTGACATCGCCGGGCACACCGGAAACCGTGCGCCAGATGCCGCGCTCGAACCAAATCAGGCAGCTTATCGTGGTGTCGTAAAATATCTGAAAACTCTCCGGAGCCGTCGGTCTCTGGCTCGTCGCGCCGGATTGCGTAACGCTCATGAACGGAACCCAGTCAGCACCGTTGAACACGTGCCAGCCAATCGGGTCGCCGAAGCTATTCGGCGCCTGGTCTGTGCCATCCTGAGTGGTTCTCAGCCACACCGGTGGCACAGTTGTTGCCGGCACGGAGTTGCCGATTGCAAACGGTATGTTTATCGACGCGGATACGTCGAGGGGCACGTATTGCTTCGTGTTGTCATCCCAAACCCACCACTCTTTGCCGCGCAGCCAGGGGCCGACATTCGAAGTGGGCGCCGTGTCGCCGACGAAAATGAAATTAGCGCCGCCGGGGCTCATGATCCGCATGCGCGCGAGCATGGCCACAAACAGGTCGTTCGGTCCGCCCTGGAACGTCGCCGGCAGCGGAGAACCCTGAATAATCAACTCGGTGGAGGCTAAGCTCATATCAATAAAGAGTCCCCGTTTTTCATGTCAAACTCCAGTTAAGGATTATGCTTCCCTGTGATCCGTTGAAGCCATCCACCCGGATGTGATAGGTCGTCCCAGATGTGGCCGCGAAGCTGATGTTGCTTTGCGGGGGGCAAGTTCCGTCATCGTTTGCCGCGATGAGTGTAAGTGCGTTCACCGCGACCCCGGTATAACAGACCAAAACAGTGTCGTAGTTGCTACCGCAGGTATTGAAATGCGCGGTGCCATTGGCCGGGGCAGTCCAGCTATACCAAACCGAGTTTTTAACAGGGGCCCCAGCCTCGGTAGTTGGCTCTCCGGGCTCCACTGTCGCAAAAACATTGGATCCCGTCACTGACCCGCTGGAACCAGTGATCAATTGCGCGTTCGAAAACCCATCGTTAGGCGGCGGATTCTGTGTGCTGACGATGGTGCAATTTTTCGTCACTGGGGGAACGAGAGGCCGAAAAGTCAAATTCGTAATCGTGATTTGCGGTGACCCTGGAGAATTGGTCGGAGCGGCTTTCCCCGCGATAAACTCCATGCTCAAATCATGCGGGCCATTCCCAACGATCACAAAGGAAACGTCAACATGCCCGGAGCTATTTTCCAACAAACTATCCTGGAAAATTGTTCCGTTGTTGTAATCTATGAGCCAGCCGTATGTGGCACTCGGATCGCCAAACCCACCCCCGACGTCCGTGCTCCAATCAAAAGATACAGTGGCGGTGTAGTCCGGCCACACGCTGCACCATTCATTCGCCTGCCACCGAATGTTAGCGATCCAGGGAGAAGAAGCACCCGGACCCCCGGGGTCTTGCCGAGCAAACCCGGAGGCAGTTCCGGAAGGATTTCCCACAACACTAACCACAGCCGTGGTGTCTTCTGGGGGAGATCCTCCACCCCCCGAGGTCCATCCGATATCCTGTATCTTCGTCGGTCCCGCGTTGCAACACGGTCCTGGGCTCAAAGTGCCAAGGAGTGCTTCACCCACAGCCGTTGCTTTGGAGTCTGCATCTTCCTGACTCGATAACGAAGAATACACTCCGGCGTTGACGTGAACGCAAGCCGGCATGCCGACATCGAGCCCGCCCGCACACGGAGTGACGAAATCTGCAGCGGTGTTGAAGAATTCAGCGATGCAGTCGGAAATAACATTGCTGAATGGGCTTGTCCCCGCGGCCGTGGTCACAGTGACCGCGTAGCTTTGAGCATCCGGCACCACAAAACCAGTCGTAACCACACAATCCTGAAGCAGATTGTAAACTCCGCTCACGACGTGATACAGACTCGCGCAAACCTGGCCGGGATACGCATTCCAACGCAGCGTTCCGTTATCGCAAAAAGCCACGGGCGGATCTAGCGGAGGCGGCGTTGGGCCCACGCCGCAGGCGCAAATTGTGTTGCTGAATGGGCTGAGGCCGTCGTCAGTAATAATCGAAATCGCATAGCACGCATCGTCGGGCAGCACAAACCCCGCGGTTCCCTGGACGCATTCCTGGACGAGGGTGTATGTGTTATCCGAGACGCGGTAAAGACTCGCGCAAATTTGGCCCGGATAATCCGCCCACTTGAGAATGCCCGCGTCGCATCGCGCACTCGGTGCAGTCAGTGGAGAAATCGCTTCAATGAGAATCGGCGCCGCGCTCGCACTTGAACCCGAGGTGATCGCAGGCGGACAAATCGGCGGAGAAATGTATTCAATCCGCAATCTTCGCAGCAACAATACGTCGAGGAGTAAGTTCATTCAGCCGTTTGGGAATAGAAAAATGGCAACAGCGTTTGCAGTTCGCGTTCCGCTTGTTTCTGGGCGATGATATTCGCGACTCGATCCGCGGCGCCTTGCGACACCACACTGGTGGCGAACCCCGCGCCGGATGTGGTGATTCCATCCTGCTCCACAAACTTTGTCTTGCTGGCGACGAAATACTGCGCCGGAGTCGCGGCGAGCTCGGACGCGCCAGACTCTTCCGTTTCCGTTTTCACTCCAGCACCGTCGAAACGGACCGAGTTGAAATCCTCCTCTGCGGAGCACGCGTCTCCCTCGCCGGACATTTTCTCGGAGATCGTCATTCCGAATGACTTCGACCACCGGAGGGTAGCCGGGCCATGCCAAACGACGGCAAATTGAAAGCTTTCGTCGATGTTCTCGTTGTCTTCTCTTTCGACAGGGCAGGCCGCCGTCTCGGAGTTCATGACTTGCTTATTCGCGTCCTCGGTTCGCAGCGTCCGCGATTGCGCTTTGAATTCATACAGTATTGACGCCATGTCGATGGACCTATCCCACTTCAGACTGCCGCGCGAAACCTTCACCAATTTCTGCATGATCTGCTTGAACTGGCCACGAGACCCTCCGGCGTAAAACACGCCCACATCAAGGTCTTCCTCGATTCCAGCGAATGAAAAATCCGACCAAGTAAGCCGGCAACGCGCGCCTGGCAATTTGTTCGTCGCGGGACTCGTTTGGCCGAACATGCCGCGGCCCTCGATCCCGCAAGTAATCGGGCATCCGTTGTCGAGGCGATTCGGTCGAAAAGCCTCCCAAAGCCGATTCACGCCGTCGTAATCCACGCTGACATGATATATTCGAGAGACATCGGCGACTACGCCAGCGACCCACTCCACCGGGCGCGTGCCGATCCAATAACCGGACCAACTCGGGCCGGAGTCATCGTTGAGTGTCTCGAAGGATGCGTGATTGAGCACCCAGGTGTGCGTGTTGTATTGATCATCCGCCGGCACCGACATCATAAAAAACTGGCCGAATGATATCCCGGCTACCAGGCTGAGGTCATCGCTGAGTCGCGACTTCGACACCAGCATTTCGTTGTCGCGCGCAGGCAACCGAGCCGTCAGTTTGCCGGCTGTCGCAGGGTCGAAAATCGCAATGCCAGTCGGGCTCATCCAGACGATCTGGCCGTAATGTGACCGGATCGAACGGCTTGATGCTGCACCCACTTGCACAACCTCGCGTTGAAAGTCCGGCGTAGTCGGCCAGGCATCGCGCTGCCGGATGTTCGCCTGTAATATCGACGCATCGAGTGCGGTAAACACCATGAGTTGTGGCGCTTCGACACTCGGCGTTTTTACCATCCCGGTGACGGTGCCGGAGAAATAGAACGCAGAGTTGCCTCCGAGATAAACATTCTCGCGAAAGCTGAACGGGTTCGAAATATCCGATGCTTGAACGAAATTGCGCGTTGCGATCCACAACCGATCTCCGACCCAGACCATCGGTCCGCCAGCCGGAGTGTCGAACGCATTTCCACGAATATGGTCTGCGTCGTTGCCGTCAAACCAGGCCGGCGCAGTGTTGCCGCCGTCCTGCATAAACAGCAAAGTCTTCGTCGGTATCAGCGTGATGGCCGATCCGAGCGATTCGTTAATCCGCTCGGCGGATTGGTAAACGGTCTCCCAGAAAATTTGCTCTGCATACGGCAGAAATTGCAGCTTTGGAAGTTGCCGGTAGGTGACGAAAGGAAACGGGCTGACGTAAACCTTGCCGTCGACCGCGAACAATATTTGCTCGACCCCGACTACCGGCCGGAACAGCGCCGCGCCCTGAAGTCGTCCTGCTGGTAAAGTGAGTTTACAATCGAAACCCGGGCGGCACGACAATACCCCTCCGACGTTGAGAACATTGATCCCGTTCCAGATGTATCCGAGCGGAAGCTGGGAAGGATCGCAGTCTGACTTAGTCCCCCGGAACGCGGTGCCATCGAAATCGATGATCGCATCGGCGGTTGATTGTTGGTATGCGTTGGCCATTTCACCGGATATCGTAGTCGTATTTGTCGCGCGGGTTGCTCATGTCGATAACCTGGGGCGGGTTATACACCGGCGGCTCGGCTTTCATTTGAGCCTCGAGCTCCATGCGCGCAGCGTCGGACTCGAAACCATGCGCGGAGTCCGTTTGCAAGTCGTCATACGCTTTGACTGCACGAATCGCTTGTAGCAACGCAATGCGGCTGCGCAGCGGTATGTGATCGAACCGGCTGGCAAATTTCGGCGTCGATTTGAGAAAAGCGATGCGCACCCAGTTGCACGATCGGTTCAGCTTGATGCGGCGGTATTGGGGCAAGGTTTCGTCTGGCTCATAAATTCCGAGCAAAATTCCCGTGGGTCCGGTATCGTCGGTTGTCGAGAGTCTAACATTCCCGACGGTTTCTGACTTGTACACTCCGGTAATTCGAGCCACCAGAGGTGCTCCTTCGTCGGGGAGCGCGACGCCATATACAGTTGGGATACGAAGTCCGTTAATCCATTTGTTGTTTTCGAAACGTCGAAGAACTTGTCCAGTGCTATCGTATCCATAAATAATGAGATCAGAATTGTTGTCCTCTGCGGTGCTGAGAAAGGCCACCAACTTCGCCGGCGTGATGATGTCTTTATACGTACAATGGAACTTCCCGGCGTCTTCCCACTTCCATTCGCAAATCGTGCGGCATGAACCCGGGCCGTTGAGGTGAAATTCGAAAAGCTGGCCATACCCGAGCACCGGCTGTCCGCCGATGTTGACCCCGAGCACTGTATCGACCTCCCTCGGCAGCGTAATATATTTCCGGCCGCAGCCCGAAGGATTGTTGCAAATGCTGCCGATGCCGGCGCACGAACATCCTGCAGTGCAAACGTCGAGATAACCCTTCCATCCCTCGAGGTCTTCCTTGTTCACGAGCAGCGACACCGCGTCGGCGATCCAGCGAAAAAGTTTCGGCTCATCACAGACTCCGAGAATCTGCTTCGCCTCGGCATAGACGTCATCGACGCGGAACATATTATGGGTTGGTGATGATCAGTTTGTATTGCGGCACGCCGGAAACTTCACGGACCCGCTGGCCCTGGCGGCGGCTCGTCAGCGGTTTTCCGTTGACAATCGGGTGGTGTTCGCCTTTTGTGGTTCGCACCAACTTTTTTTGTCCGCAATCTTTGCATTCGCTCATGCTACTTTCACAAAGGAGAGACTGGTAGACACCTCTATCCGCAACGGATCAGAGACTGCCCCACTCCGCTGCGCGTAAACTACAATCGTTTGCGCAGGGTTCGTGGTAACGAAGATACAATTCAACGTCATATTCGGAACTGCGTGAGTATCGCCCGTTGTTGGGGTAAGCAAAGTCCAAACCTGCTCGCTGTCCGCGATATCTGCGGCGGCCGTTGTGTTGACCAGTTTCGCCTTGATAAAACCGTTCTCATTCAGAGAGGCGGCGTGCCAGGTGTTCTTCAGCGAAAAAACCACGGTGACCATGTAAGCCCCGGCATCGGCAGCGTTGAACCCGAAACTGCCGGACCCGAAATCCACAGCGGTATAAGCCGCACCGTCGACTGTGGCCTCCATGTTACCCGCGTCGCGGCCGGTCAGATACCCATAAGCGAGCACCGGTGTGTTCCCGGGTGTGCCTGGCGGACCTTGCGGGCCGGTCGGACCCTGGACGCCCTGGGCACCAGTCGGGCCTTGCTGGCCAGTCGGACCTGGGTTTCCTTGCGGACCGAGAGGGCCCGTCATGCCTGGTTCGCCAGTCGGAACGACCAATGCACCGGCGATTACAGGCGATTGGGAGTTATCTATGAGTCCTTCGAGCGTGAGAAACAGCGTGCCGTCCGGCTGAGCCTGGGTAATTTTATACCATCCGGAATTGGTGATGAAAACGGAGATGCCTGTTTGCAACGCTGGATTGAAAGCGGTGAGAATTTGGACGGCGCCAGAGACCTGGCTCGGGGGCGTGAACGACTTCAGCAACACGGTATACGCATTGTGCCCGTTCGATCCCGCGGTGCCTTGTGGGCCTGCTGGACCCACAAGCCCGGTAATACCATCGGCGAACAGCCGGAGAAAATAGCACGCCAAGCCTTCCGAGACGGCGCGCGGATTGCCTGGTAGTCCGGTGTCAAGTCCGCAGGGCAGCGACCACTTGACTACGCCATCCACTTCTGTCTTGATGACGGTTCCGAAAAATTGGTCGGAGAAATTCTGAATTTGAGACGGAAGATTCTCGCAAGCGGCCGAGTTGCCCAGGCCGATGTTGCATGGATTTCCGCACTGCAGAAAATCCCGATTACAACTGTCGAGAGGGTTCGGGTTGCCTGAGCATCCGCAGTTACCGGTCGGAGATCCGCATTGCGTGCAGCCCATGGTTATTCGTCTTTCGCCATCCCGAGTGCTTTGGCTATCGTGTCGAGTGCGTCCCCGGCTTCATTGTAGGATCGACTCGGGGCCTCGACTTCATCGTCATCGTCATCCTCCACCTCGCGGATTTCGCGCACCTCGATGTCGCACTCGTAGTAGTGCTTGCCATCACGCGTCTCAGAAACCTCGCGCGTTTTGCAGAACTCGATCTCCATGCACCCATCTTCCGGCAAATCGAGTTCTTGCGATCCGCGATAGGTAAACTTTGGATAGATTTTCTCCGGCTCCTCACTTTTTCCAGACGGAGCGGTCGGGCTTGATCCGTAGATTTCTTTCGGACTTGCGCCGAGGTCAATTGCTTCCATTAGATTATAACCTGGGTTGAGGTTGAACTGGACGAGTTAGACGACGTTACGGCCGGTTTGTGCGTTATTTGAGACACTAACGTGTTGAACGATCCTTGTAACGAACCGTGTCGGTGCGCAAACCAATACAAACCGGCCGCGCCACCGGCAATTGCAAGAATGAGGATTTCGTGACCGACGATGAGCGTGGGCAAAATCATCAGTGCTACGCCCGCCCCGGCGATCACCGCGCTAGTGGTAACACTTCCGCCAACGAGAACTTTCAACGGAGGATACACGAAGCTGGCCACGCCGAATAAAAAGATGAGGACTCCGACCCACACAATCCCTTTGAGTGCCTTCAATTTAGCCGTGATGTCCTGGGCGGTGTCCTTTTGCGCGGCGCCGATCCTCGTTTCGAAGTGCTCGGTTGTGCGCGCGACGCCGTTCGTAATCACGGTCACGGTAGCCGGCGGCGCGTATTGCGCACCCACCTGGGGCACCACGATCGGCGAAAAAGTCGGATACACATTGGCCGCCACCGGGGTCTCCGTCGTCCTGTCGTAAATCTGGACGGTAGCCTCTTTCGGGTCGACGGACTGCTTCACTTTCCCCTGGACGACGCCGGCCTGGGTAATCTGGAACGCACTCTTGCCGCCGCGGATACCGAACGAAGAACACCCGACGAGGAGGGCACCGGCCAATAGGGAAAAAACCAATCGTTTCATCTTAAAGAGTCCCCGAATCCGAGTCGTCTGAACTTTTCTTTTTAGACTGACGAATCAAGTGAATCAGGGTAAAGATGCCGACGAGAATCTGTATCGTCACAGCAATCATACCAAGGAATGGCTGAACTTTTCCTATCCAGGCGCCGGCGCCGGCTACAACATTTGCCGCCAGGAACAGCGGGGTTCTATTTTCAAGGTCAAATAACTCTTTCATGTTTTTAGACGAAGCCGCCACCGAGTGCCTGGCGAAGGGTTTGTATCCGATTGAAAAAATTCGATGACTGCGTCGAGGTCAATCCATGGTGGATGGCAAGAAACGAAAGCGTTCCACCGTATAGATACTGCTGCCCGGTATCTCCGTTGCAATCCTGAAGCTGATACGCGGAGATGGACCCACAGTTCGGCGGCTGGTTGCTTGTCGAGCCGCCCGAGGCGATCGACCCATGCGCATTCCCCGAATTAGCCCAATAAACGCTAAAAGCGGAAGTGCTGGTTCGGTTGCTTGAAAAATACCCGTTCCGGTTCGTAGCGGAAGAAGTCGCCCGGTCACCCCCGGTGAAATACCACATATCAGAGACGACCTGTTCTGCGTTCGAAAAATACAAAAACAAATCCATGTAGGTGGAGTCGCCCACATCCTTCGACCCTAGGGCAACACCAAAACCCGTTCCGTCCAAACTCGATGCTGCGTCGAACTTATACGCTGTCAATCCCCCGTCCCCGCCTACCAGGTCGAGGTGCGGGTTGACTCCAGTGGCGAGATAGCTCTTGTGAGCGCTGATATTCTTCAGGCCATTCACGGACAAATCAGATTCACTGAACGGACTGTTCCCACCGAAAGCCGAATTCGTCCAAGGATCGTTTCCCCGCACTTTGACGAGAGGAGTAATCGCGGCGGTCAGGTTGTCTGGAACGAGAGCCACCATGGAAATTATCAAGGAATACAGCCCGTCGGCATCGAGCCCTTTGTAGAACCGGTTGATCGCTTTGATCGTGTTGTGCCCGGGTTTTCCGCCTCCATTGACACTGACTCGAGCGATCCAATCCTTCGTCCGAGGGTCGAGGGGAGCCCCGTTTAACCGGCGGATGATATTCGGATTCGGCATTAGCGCATCAATCCTGCAAGATACCGTAAACGAATTGGAGGTCGCTCGTGCTCGCGTATGTCGGAGTGCCCGAAGTCACAGCGACCGCGTATAGCGTCGTGCCGGAGGCAGTCTTCAGCGCTATGGACAGCCCTGACTCAACCGCAATCGCTTTGCTGTTCGTGGTCACGTAATCCCCGGCTGCGATGCTGATTTGCGCGACCACTTTCAAATCGTCCGTCGAAAACACGAATGCGCCATGGTCTGCAAGGGTCGCGTTCGTTGGGTCTGCGTCGAAAATATAAACCGTCATTGCGGCTTTCTGATTGGCGCGATCAAGCAGAGTAAGGCTCTCGAGGATGCCCGTGCCGGCCGTTCGGACCGCATTCGATAGCGTTTGTTTTCCGCCAACGGAATTGCCGGCTGAATACGCCGATGCAGTTATGGTCGGAGCCGTTTTGATAACGGCAGTGAACCCACCGACATTGCCGGCGATGCTTCCGCCTGAGCCAGTGTTCGTTAGTATCCCTTTGAGCAGCGCGATCACGCTCGCGCTTGATGCCGGATTCGTTACTGCGGCATCCGCCTTCGCCCCCTCGGCAACGTCTGCGCCATCCGCCACCGTCACGGCCGTGGTTCCGGAAGTAATCGTCACCGCCGGGGTGTTGGAGATAGAAATGGATCCGGAGGTAACCGTCACTGCCGGCGAATTCGAAACCGAAACCGTCAGCGTGCCAGCTACCTTTGCCCAGATGCCTTTGAGAATAGAAACCACGCTCCAGGCCGAGGTGGAATCCGTGGCCGCCGCGTCCGCGCGCGCGCCCTGGGTCTGGTCGGCGCCATTCGCGACCGTGTTGATGAGGGCACTGTCGAACCGGGCGAAAATCCCCTTCAGCAGCGAGTTAATCGTCCAGGAGCCAGAACCCGGTGCGACGGCCGCGATGTCCGCTTTCGCGCCCTGCGTTACGTCGGCACCGTCGGCGATCGTCACCGCCGGACTGCCAGAAATCGTCACCGCCGGAGTGTTGGAGATAGAAATCGATCCAGAGGTGACCGTCACCGCCGGCGTATTAACAACAGAGACATTCGGTGTGTTAGTGACGACTACGTTACCGCCGCCGCCGCCGCCACCTCCGCCGCCAGCGAGTGTCGCCAGAAGAATTTTTCGGAGCAGCTTGTTATCTGTGTCCGCCTGCGCTGGTTCTATATTTTCGGCCATAACTTCGTCCTGTTGTGAAGCGGGGGCGATCATTTCTGACCGCCCCCGCGTTTCCCCTATTTACTCCCGCGAAGGAGCAATCCCTTGATTTACAGAGTCGGCACGCCGGGGCCGATCACAGGTGCTTCGTTGTCACCGCACACCCCGATGTTCGCGTAGCTGAACGCTCCGCTGAAGCTCGAGGCCGTAGTGGTCGCACAGGACACCAGGCCGAGGTCGGCGGTGCAGCGCTGATACAGCAACGGAATAATGTGCTGCGGGCGCTGAGGCCGGTATGCCCGGGTGATCTGGTATTTGTGCCACCCGAAGTCACCCCACTGATTGCACTGGTTGTCAATCTGGTAGTGCCATTCGAGTTCACCCATGTGAAGCTGGGGCGCGAATTTGAACGAACCTTCGCCCACATATTTTTCCGGCACGAGACGCTCGAAAGCGCCGTCGGCCAGGAGGATACCCACTTCGTAGGGCGCCGTAAGCCAAGCCGGATTCGGCTTTGCGAACGCGACTCCGCGCGCGGGATTGGACACAATGACGACGGGATTGACAAGGGCCAAGGTGCCGTCCGGATTGAACCCGGTTGCACGCAAAGGCCGCTGGTCGACGCCGAAAGCCAGACCCCGGTAAGCCGGCGACTGCTCGAACGAATACGCGGTCAGCGTAGTTTCGCCGAGTTTGTATCCGCCCGTGGTCAGGCCGATCATCACATTCTGGACACCGACTTCGGAACGAAAATACTCGACCTGGTCGGACCCGCCGATGAATCGGAAGTGAGGCATTCCACCGGACTGTTCATACCACTCGCCGAACAACACCTCGCGGAGATACCGCGCGATGTAATGGAGAGCCTTGAAAGTCATGGGGCCGGTAGGCAACAGCGGCGCAAACTTTACGCCGAGGTCGGTTTCGAGACCGCCAGTGAAGAGAGAGTTAAAGTCATAGCCGGAATTGGCTGTGAATTTCGACGCCGAGCGAAGATACAACTGCGCGCGGATGTCGGCGTTAATATACTGAACGACCAGCTTTTTCAGCGAGTCTTCAGCCATCACATACGAACCTTTGAACGCAGCGTAACCCTTCTTGACGCAGATATTCGGCCCACGACCACGAAACGACTCCAGGCGGAGGGTGAACTCCACCGTGTCGGTTAGATCCTGGATCCCGGTTTGTCCGCAAATGTCGGTATCACAGACGAAATTGGGAATCGCCAGTGAATCGCCCGGTGCGGCCTGCATCTGAACGATCGACCGGATCGCGTCGGACGTGCCCGAGGGGAATACTCCACCTTGGATCACGTTCATGTAGACCGAGTTAGCGGCCAAAGCTTTCGCAATTGTCCCAACGATTCGGTTACTGTCCTTCGAGGCGATATCAGAGATATCCGAAGGACTGTCGCAGAAAAAAGCCATAAAAATGTCCTATCACGAGGGACTGAAATAACCGCGTCCCAAAAATTTGCCGGTCGTGGTAAACCGTCCACCACGAGGACTCATCTTTGCTGCGGCCAGACAGCGATAGGCACTCTTCGGCGAAGCCGGGCCGAAGATTTTTTAAGGCTTCATGAGAATGTCCCCGAAAAAAAGAAAACGGTCAGGGGCGCTTGCCGCAAAAATCCAGATGTGAGGCATATAGGTGCCGCATGATCTCGCCAGTCTTGATCGAATGAACGAAGACCCGGCCGTGCCGGCGCACGAGCTCGTCCATCAGCCGAAATCCCTCCGGGGTATTCGTTCCGCAACTGGCGCCGTCGACGAATCCCTGGTAAGGCACCTTGCTGTGGACCGTCAGAGACATCATGTAATGATCGATGTACGGAGTTTGCTCATCGAACGGAGTAATCTCAGTGCCGAGGACGAGACGCTCGAGAACACCGCGGGAGAAAAAATACGGCGGCTGGAAAGCGAGCCGCGGCAGCCAATACGTCGGCTTGCGGATGTGGATCGCATCGGAAACGATGTTCGACCACGCCTTCTCGGCGTCGTAAACATATCGCGGAATTGTCGGGCTCAGACAAAACGAGTCAGAGTCATTGATGAGGAAATACTTCTGCGGAAAATCGAGCAAACACCGCAAATGCTTTCGCTGGCGGTCGAGGGACTCCGGCCCGATATACGCTCGCTTGCCGACCCCGCGGCAGATCGTGCTGCGCACGGGCAGCATGTCACCGGTAATTTGGGAATCTTCCGGACTGAGGATTACGATCGGGCATTTGTGGTGCTCATACATCGGCCAGTTGGCCACGACTTGCGCGGCGTCGCCTGCGTAGCCGCACACCACGACGAGGGTGTCATCATTCATGCGGAATCCGTTTCAGATAATCATCGTAAGTCCAACCGAGACCCTCCCACAATTTCGTGCGCGCGGTCCAGCCCAGCTTGTTGATTTTCGTTACATCGAGGCACCGCCAGGGTGTTCCGTCGGGCTTCGAAGTATCCCACTTCACGAGACCGGTAAATCCGACTTTGTTCGCGATGAACTCCGCGAGTCGCCAGAGCGGTATCGCATCGCCGGTGCCGACGTTGACGAGATCAGGGGCCTCGTAGTTTTCCATCAGGAACAGGCAAGCCTCCGCCAGATCGTCGACGAAAAGGAATTCCCGACCTGGTTGACCAGATCCCCACAGCGTCACCGACTCTGCGCCGACGGCTTCGTGTATCCGGCGCATCATACCGGGCAACACATGCGAGTTCTCCAGGTCGTAATGATCCCCGGGACCGTATAAATTCGTGGGCATCGCACAGATGAATCGATCCCCGTATTGTTTATGATATGCTTGCGCCAATCGGATGCCGGCGATTTTCGCCAGCGCGTAACATTCATTCGTCGGCTCGAGTTCTCCGGTCAAGAGTGACTCCGGCGGAATCGGGTTTCGTGCGAACTTCGGATACGCACACGCACTACCGAGAAACAACACTTTGGCACCAGACTCATGCGCCGCCTCAAGAACATTCGATTGGATCCGAATGTTATCCTGGAAAAATTCCACGCCGTGGTTTCGGTTGGCAACGATGCCACCGACCTTAGCGGCGCATAGAAAAATGTAATCGGGCCGGATGTCCCTAAACACGTAGCACACTTTTTCTAGGTCGCGCAGATCAATCTTGTCCCGAGTAGGAGCCCAGAAGTTCTTGAACTTTTTCCGTTCCAGTAGCCGGACAATTGCACTTCCGACTAAACCTCGCCCACCCAACACTAAGATTCTCGATTCAGATTTCACGTTTCATCAACCTCCGGTATCCGTAGTCAATCAGGCAGCCCGACTTGTCGCCATGCACCCAAATCAAGTTTTCGTCCACCATTTTTTGATAGTCTGCAGGCGAAAAAGCTGCGCTGTTGTAATAACTCCGCATCTCCGGAATGTTCGCCCACCCGTTGCCGGCGAACCAGCCCGCAAGTGCGTAATCCCAGCCCACCGTTGGCGACACCGCCCAGGCCGAGCGTTTTATCTCGGACAATTTTTTGACGTCACCGGTAATCAGACAATTCCCATTGATATGGGCGTGAATGCTGTATCCAGGGCCGCCGACCATCGGGCCGGCAATCGTCACCGTCGTAATTGCGTTAGCCTGGTCCCAGGCCGTGGACAGCCGGCGCACCCAGTCTGCGGGTATCGGCGCCCCGTCCGCTTCGAACGTGAAAATCGCTTTATAACCCGGCACCCGGCGCGCCTCGATCATCGAACTGACCCATTCCATTGCGGACAACCACAGCGCGTTGCAGCCACCAGGCCAGCCAGTGATGTGGATCGTGCTGCGGTATGTGTAAACGTTGAACTTGCGCGACAGCGCCGCCGTCACGGCCGCGTCGAGGGGGTCACAATCGAACCGATTAACCACAAGAAAATCCGCTTCTGCAGAGTGACTCTCCTGGATGTCCGCAATAAACGCCGCCAGGCGTTGCGCGGCGGCGCGGTCGCCGGCCCAGAACTGCAGCACCAGCAAAATCTTATTGCTTTTTGTTTCGCGTGTTGTGCGGACCATAAACACAAGTGCCCGTGTGGCCACA